ATTAAACACCCCCATAATTTGTTTTACTTTGTCATCTGTTAAATTAAGTATAGCACTCATGTACTCTACCAGTTCTTCCTCTATAGTTAAATTCTTGAGGTTAAGAGTAGCCTCTGAGCTTCTTTTCACTACTTTCTTGTCGAGAAGCTCAGAGTTTTTAACATTTGCTAAATCAGCTACATCTCCTTCAATCTCATAAATAGTATGATGGAACATGGTGGGTTGCATATCGTTTTCGTTATCAACAGTTTTCCGAAGAAGCTGTGGTAAAGTGAACTCGCCCCATTCCCATGTGCTGTCATCATTAATTAAAAGATATCCTGTTTTGACAATATCTCTGTGAAAAGATGTTGTCATAGGAGAGCCTGGATATACAATGTTTCTCTGCGTATTGGAGTGGCTATGTAAGTCACCTGCAAAAACTACAGGAAAGTCATTGAATCTATCAAGGTCAACCTCAGGAGTCACATGAGGGGGTATTTCACCCCTTACATGAGTGTATAAAGGTTTGTTGAAATTGCACTTTTCTATAGAACCTTTCTTGTGCAAATCTGCATATGGGAGTATTGTTCCCCATTCATATTCTTTAGTTTCGTCTACAATTTCAACGAGAGGGTTTACATCAGATGTGGCTCTTTTTAAATTAGAAAAGAAAGTTTTATTCTTCTTCGTAGCTTCATGGTTGCCATCAAAAATGATGGTAGGAACTTTTATATCTTTAATAAAATCAAAGTATAATGTAAGTTCATCCATTGAAGGTACTCTATCAAATAAATCTCCACCTATAATATGCAAGTCAACATCTTCTTCCAAGTCATAAATAGCTTCGAAGAACATTTTATATCGTGAACAAGCCCAAGGTAAAGGTACATTCTTTTGACCAAGTTTTATATGCCAGTCTGCTGTAAATAAAATCATGCTACGAAGTTATCTCCTGGCTGCCATGAGCACCCTGTAAGACCACCAGCTTTTAAAGCTTGTAGTGTTCTTAAAACTTCGTTTGCATTTCTGCCTGTATCTAATGCATTCATTGATACATGCTGGATTACTCCATCAGGGTCAATTATATAAGTTGCCCTAAAAGGTACTCCATTTTCTGGATCAACTATACCTAACTCATTAGCAAGGTATAGTCCACAGTCCGCTGCAAGAATATGCCTAATATGTCTAATATCAGGGTTATGTTCTTTCCATGCGAGTTTACAATATTCATTGTCTCCACTAATGCCTATGACATCAGCTTCACCAACGATGTAGTCCATATCTGCTATTTCAGTTGGACAAATAAAAGTAAAATCCTTTGGGTAAAAATATACCACAGTCCATTCATTCAATAAAACATCTATGTCAATGATATCGTTTTCATCATTAACACCTGCCATTGAAAAGTTTGGAAAATTTTCTCCTACTCCTATCATTGTATTCTCCTAAGATATAGAAAACTCATCATCTACATCTGAAGGGGCTTCCGCTCCATCAGCTGGTTGAGTTACTCTTTGTAGAAGCTCAAGCTGAGCATCTGGGGTTGGTCTTGCAAGGACGTCGTCCATTGAACGCAAGTCAGCAATAGCCTCTTTTTCTGCGTCATTCAATGGTCTTGGTTTGCACTTAAGTGCTTGAAGCCTGTACTCTACATTGAAAGCCATAGGCCCAGTTTTAACTCTCTGGAAGTGAACGTCCCAACCTGTTTCAGGGTCGGTAGGATCGCCTAAATCTTCAGCGGCAACCATTATCTGTTCCATGAGTTTTTTCTTAAGGTTGACAACTTTAACATTGCCATCAGCTGGGTCAATAGCTTGAATTGCATATGCCCAACCACATTTTAGTTCAGGAAAGAACTCTCTTACATAGTCCTTTTCCTTGTTGTTGAATGTTTCTGTATCTCTGTCGAAAGCAAGACATTCCATAGGAATATTCTTACCATTTTCGCCTTTGATCCAATAAACATATCTTGGTAGTATGTCGCCTACTAGACGGAAAATATTATCTCCTTCTTTGTAGGTATACTGGTCGATTGAGGACTTTTTAGCTGCCCCCGAAGCTTGATTAAATTTTAATGCCATTATGTTCTCCAATTAGCGTTATCTTCAAATAAAAAATGTACTAGACCATTCTCTATTCGAAGCAATCTGTTGCGATTTACTATCGTTTCATTGACAGGTAGATGTATCAACTCTAGTGTTGTCTGCCCTGTTCTTTTATAATCGAAATAATTACGGTACGAAGCAACTGCCACATATTCGGCAGCTTCCTTGTTGCTGTAATATCTTCGTTCAGCCAGAAGCTGTCTCGGATTTAACAGAAAGCTCTGCCCGAGAAAACTTTTCCCAAAATACTTATAGGTTTTGTCTTTACGACTGGCTGGAATTCTCTTGTAAGTCAAGAGGTGGATAATAGTGAGAATTGAAACACTATCGCCTTTCGCTTCTCTATTTATCTTTTCCCAATTATATTTTATCATATATTATAACAAATTTTGAAACTCTTGTCAAGACATATTTTTCGGAGGTGCTTACAGGGTTGATATCTCGTACCCTTGTTTAATATAGTAGCCTGTGCGCATACTAGCCTGCCTCTTTGCAGTCTTTCCAATTAAATTAATATCCACTACTACAGGTTGTTGTTTGCCCTCGTAGTCCCTAATTATTCTTCCAATGAGCTGTGTAAGTAACGGCTCGTTATTTACTGGTGTAGCAAGTATTAAACAGCTTAGAATATTTAAAGAAATACCCTCAGAGAATATTGCTTGTGTCCCATACAGAACATCTTTATCCTCATAAATCTGATTAATTATTTCTGCTCTTTGTTCGTGATGGATTGCGCCCGTCACACAAACTGCGTTATCACCAGTGAGTTTCGCGCAGTTTTTTAGGAAATCCACTCTATCAGATACTACTAACACCTTATGACCTTTGGCAGCATATGATGATGCAGCCATGGCCACAGAATGTTGGTACTCTGGATTGTAGGCTAATTCATTTATTCGATTGGCCCAAGGGATAGAGTTTCCGTCCATGAATCGTATCTCCAGTGGTAGGATATGCACTTTAGGTGTCATAAAGTTTTCCTTTGGTGGTCGTAAGACATTATCTCCAAAATAATCTCTAAACACAACATGCCTACCATCCTTTCTTTCTAGTGTGCCTGTAAGTCCTATCTTATATCTAGCACAATTTTTATCTATAATTCTTGAGAAAGTTGGTGCACTACAATGATGCATCTCGTCAAGAATGATAGTTCCAAACAGTTGTCGTATCTCTGGAATCTTTCTATATAAACTCTGAATATTCCCAATGACAACTGGCTTATCAACTTCAAATTTACCACTTCCAATAATACCAGCTTTAAAACCAAATACTTTTTCTACTTCATCTTCCCATTGTTTGCGTAATGCTAAAGTATGGGTAACTACTAATGTTTTTTGACCAAGCTTGCCAGCTATTGCAAGACCTGTAAAAGTCTTCCCCCAACTTACCCAAGCGTTTATTATACCACCATCACCAATCTCGTCATATACTGACTGTTGACTTGGTCGTAATTCTAAATTAAACTCAGGGAAGTCTACTGGTTTTAGTATTCTCTTATCTGTGATTTCATGGTCAGCTGGTATTAGGTCTTGTCTGCCTACTGGTATTGCAACTAGCCCCTGCTTTATCATTGCCATATTTTTTATAATTAAAGGTGGATCGCCAAACTTAAAAGATGGAACAGAGTAAGTTAACTCTTTATCAATCTTTTGTTGTTGGTGTGGTAATACTTCTAAATATATTCTATCACTGATTACTGCTTTCATATCCTTTAAACCATTGTACTAAAGAGTACCTTGTTCCTTCTGTTATCGGGGTGACTTCATGATACAAATTAGAAGGAAAAATTATTACTGTGCCTTGTGAACTCTCTACTGCTGTAGATTTATGTGCGTGTTGAAACTGTAAAAACCCACCTTTATAATCAGTAGGGTCTGAAAGTTGAACACTTACACTAAGTACTCTTTCATTTGTTTCATCAGAATCTTTATGCAATCCATAAAAATCTCCTACATTATAGGTTGCAAACTGCACATCTTCGGCTTCAGTTATAACATAGTTTTCATACTTGCTCATGGCAAGTTCTTGAATATAGTCTTTTACTACTTGATTACCTATAAAAGATATTTTAGTTGACCTACCTTCTGACATAAGATTATCTTCGCCAATCCCAGCATTTAGCTGAGGACGATTTAACCCTTCATCAATAAGTAGTTCACATACTTCTTTTGGTATTATTTGTTCAAATATTTGTATCATTTATATAATTGTGTGTTCCATGGATTAACATTAATAGAAGTTCTAACTCCAGTAAACTGCTGTACTCCATGATATAAGCCTGGAGAAAAAACTATTAGTCTGTTTTCTTGTGGAGTAATTTCAACTCCGTTTTTAAATTGTAATTTTCCATCTGATAAGTTTTCTACTTCTAAATAAAATACTGTAGAACAGATGGGATATCTAGTCACTCCTTTTGTTGTGTACGCAATTTCGTCTTTATCATAGTGCCATTGCATAGGTCTGGTATTTGTATGTGACCAGTAGTCATAGCCTACCATTTTGGTAGTATCAAAATATTTTCCAGCATGCCTTAAAATTTGACGGCACATTTCTGAGTTATCATGTTCAGAATCTATTAAATGCCACCCTTCTCCCTCTTTATCAAGAACTCCACTAACAAAATTATTTGTAGAACGATTGATAGTTTTTTTCCAAAACTTCATTTGTATATCTGTAAATACACCATCTACTACTGCAATCATATTTTTCTCCATGAGTTCTTTTTCTTTTCAGAAGATGTATCATATAATATCCAAGGAATACTATCTCTATATAATATTCCTGCCCATTGTTGGTCATCTTTGAGAGGTCGGTCTAAAGTAAAAGGAAATGGGCAATCTTTTACCCATAACACACTTGCTACTATTTTCTTTTCTGTACGCAATATCTTATGATATTTTAGCGTAGCTTTAGTTGTTTTTTGTTTACGAAAGAAATATCCTGTGTTGTCTATGTAAAATTTTCCTTTGTGGTCAAGATATGACCGAATATCTTTTATCATATACTTCACAGGATATATACTTTTCATTGGGCTTTGGAGTCGTCTCATACCCAGCGTCTTGCCTTTCATATTTTTATCGTCAAGAACTTGGTTTTCTATCCAAAGTATTCCGTCTACTAATGTTATTTCATCAGTGTGGACGGGGAAGATGGGAAATTGTATTTTATCATATATCATACATCTTGGTAAATTTCCCTAGAGAATAATCATCATGTATATCAAAATCACAACCAACAGGTGTGCCTGGTATACTAAATCCTCTATCTTGTTGTATGAAACTTTGCAGTTTCTCACAATACCACTCTATCTCATTTTCTGGCACTTCTGCCAAGATAGAGTCATGAACAAGTGCAAATATCTTAGATTGCATTTCTGCTTTC